ACCGGAAAACAACCCGTGCCACCCGTGCCCCTGTGCCTTTTGTCGTAAGTGCTTGATTCATAAGCAAAAAAAAGGCACAGGTTAGGAAAAACTAACCCGTGCCTAAACCGCTCTAGCCTGTGCCCCCCTTAAACGAGCGCAGAAACGTCCAATTCGTTGCTTGTGAGGCCGATATGCTCAGTTTGGCGGGTTACGTTAGCCAAGAGCATAGCGCGGCCATCTGCGCCGATCACAAACGAAAAAGCGATTGTGTCGCCTACACTGGCCTGTGCGCGTAAGTCTGCCGCCGGTATGCTGTAACGCTTATCCTTTCGGCCACCCTTACCCGTCACCCGATAAAATCGAATAACGCTCTTGCTGCCGTCAGTGAAGACTAACGGAACCTCGACGCGCTGCCCGTTTTCAAGCGAGTCAAAATCCACGCCAAACAATCGCGCAAAAGTCGCCAGTCCTTCCCAACAGTCGGGGTTGCCTTTTTCGATCATGGTTTTAGTCAGCGTCTTATATACCGCTGGTATTAGTTTTGTTGATTTCATGCGATCACCTCCATTCGATCAGAGAGCAATCGGCCATCCTCCAAAAAATAGTCAACAGGGCCGAAACTCTGCGCGGTTTTTTCTAAAAAATTCGCAGCGATGTATTGATTCGGGTTGTCGGAGAACGATACCCCATGGCCTTGCCGAACAAGGTAGAAGGTGTGCGCCGCGTCCGTGAAGTTTTCGTCGCTCAGGTAAGGCCAAGCGCGAGAATAAAAGCACAAAGCGTCTATGATGCCCTCGCGCAGACTTTCCTCCGCGATTGCCTCTATTGGCAAGTGCTCAGATTCATCGGCCCACAGCGCCGTCTCGAAATACTGAGTAACGAATACCCGTTCTTTCTGTGTAAGTGTCAAAGTGTCGAATTCCATCCTTGGAACCTCCCGTGTGTCGTGGTGGTCTGCCATCGTCAGGCGCTGAGAAACCAAACCCAGCGCGACGTGCCGTAGCACGTTTCGGCTATTTTTTTTGCGCGATCCATTCGTCGCGGATTTATTCGATTGTGTCCCAGAAATAATCCTGCACGTCTTCGGGCACTTCTAACGCATTTCGAGCGGAGAAAATGCACACATTCGCCTCTTGGCAAAAAAACACGCGCTCGGCTAAGTTTGAATCCGTCCAAAGGCTCAGGCATTTTCTGTAAACAAGCTCGGCATAGGTGTCATCGCACAGAAAAGGGTATCCGTTTAGTTCGTCGTTTATTTTTTGCGCTTCCTCCCATACCGCGTCCGGCGCGTGCTTGGCGACAATCAGGCGAGAGATGCTTTCGCAAATCGCGTTTGGTTCCTCGACAATGTAGAAAGTGTCGCGGCTGATAGTCGCCACTTGGTGCAACCGTTCTAGCGCGACGGTAAAGTTAGCCTCATCGCCAAGCATTGACCAAAACGCGCCTTTTTTGATTTTCACCAGCAACTGATAGTCACCGTCGCGGTTAGTCTTTATTTGTTTGTGATATTTTCTGATCACTTGCTCAACTCCAAGATAAAAACGAAAACAAACCCCAGCCACAGGAACATGGCTGGAACGATCAAAAGGGATTCATCAAAAAAACGGCGCAGGGTGCGCCGTCTTTGTTCTTTGGCTCTACGTTGGAGCCGTCGCTGGGTGCTATTCATCTGCCGACCCCGTGTTACATAGTTTCGCGTAGTCTAGTTCTCGAATCTGTTCCGCTTGGTGGGCCGGAATAGAATCGTAAACTGCGTCTATGTAGTGTGCAGCGATTGCGGCAGCTTGGACGTATGTGCTTTTTAACGACAGAACATCTTCTATTTTTGGAAACGGCACACCGCCACGCACAAACCCGAGAATGTGGTAAACGGTGAGAAACTCCGCCGCCAGTTTCGGGCCGAAGTTGCGCGGGTAATCTCTACCAGCGCACCAACCGTTTCTGTGCTGCCTTTCCTGTTTCGTTTCTTCGCGGATTAAGTCTGCGACGTGAGGCCGCGAGCCTCGGTTATCAATCGCGTATGACAGCTTCCGAGCGACATCTTTAACGAGTTCCTTTTGCTGGGTTGTGATGGTCATTACTTCGCACCTCCCAACTTGAACTCTCCAACGGACTTGAGCCATTTGGCGCGGTCACCATTGATCTGTATAGATGACCAACGGTCAAACTCGGCCTGTATTTTTTGCGGCATATCGTGCGATGTCAGGTTGCGCTCGGTCATGTATTGGTTGGCGGCTTTGATGCACTCGTAACCGAAAGCTGAAGCGAGCGTACCGTTGGCTACGTCTTTGTTGTAAACCATGCGGACTCGAATCAGCGCCACGGCCTCAACCTCTTCTACAAAGTCGGCCAGAATGGATTTGTTCTCTTCGCCTGCCGCTGGCAAGTGCTCGCGTAGCTGCTCGGCTATCGTTTGGTCTGTTGTCATTGTTTGCGTTCCTTTGTTATTGACTACGCGAGATTATCAACCGACGGTTGACACGTCAACCATTAGACAACAAATAGTTGATAATTTGCACGATCCGGAAAAAATTTGTTTGATATCAATAGCTTACGACTTTTCTGCTATGGCATAATCGGGCCACATTTACACGCTGGCAGGCATAAATGGCACGACTACCCGTAGAGATAGACACTGACCAAGTGCGGCAATTGGCCGCTCAAGGAATGAGCGAGGTTCAAATAGCGCAGGCGCTTGGTATCAGTCAATCAACCATTACTAGACGAAAGCACGATTGCGAGCATTTTGAACGTGCTTTAAGGGAAGGCCGCGCCGCTGGTATCCGTGCCGTTACGAACTCGCTGTTTCAGGCCGCTACAGACCCTGACAGGCCCAACGTGGCCGCTGCTACCTTTTACCTCCGCAACCGCGACAGGGGCAACTGGAGCGATAGGCAGGAACACGACGTGTCCGGCCACATCTCACACGATCACGCACACGATGTGCAGCGTGCATTGCAGACGCTGATCGACGCGGGGGTTGACCCTGAAAGCCTATAGCACCCATGCGGCATGGGGCCGATTCCTTTACGCCGTAAGGCTTTGCGGGGCCGCTGGTACAGCTTACGGCACATCGGCGGCACGGGGTAGGGGTATGCGGCAGAGCAAAACCGTTAGAAACGGCTTCGCAAATCTGGGACTCCCCCCATATGCCGTGTATGGGGATATATCGAGATACATACTAGGGGCGGTTTTGTGGCAGAAGTGACTTCGCAAAAAGCGGTTTCGCAAAAAGGGACTCCTGAACTATCAGAGGCCCAAAAAGAGAAAGCGGAAGAACTGGCGAAAGCGATTGAACTGGTAAAGCAGCACAAGCGCGAAAACCGCATGAAGTATTTCAAGCCGTACCCGTGGCAAGCCGAATTCTACAAATCTGGTAAGGACAACAAACAACGGCTATTGATGGCTGCGAACAGAGTAGGTAAGACGGCATCTATGGCGTTGGAGGTTGCGTTTCACCTCACAGGCGAATATCCAGAGTGGTGGGAAGGCGTCAAGTTCAATCGGCCCGTGAGCCTGTGGTGCTTGGGTGTCTCCGGTGAGCAGCTACGCGACGTGTTGGTCAAAGAGCTATTCGGTGCCTACCTTGGCGACGGCAAGTTCGACGGATCGGGATTGATTCCGCAAAAGCTGGTGTACCAAGTGACTCCTGCTATGGGCACACCGAGGTTGCCAAGGGATGTGGCGGTGAGGCATACCGCTGGCAACACCAGCACTGTGAGCTTCAAGTCATACACCCAGGGGCAGCACGTCTTGATGGGGTCGAGCCAAGACTTCATCTGGATTGACGAGGAGCCGGTTGATGCGACTATCTACCCGCAATGCCTAACCCGTACAGCCACTGGCAACGATGGCAAGGGTGGGTATGTGGTGATGACATTCACGCCGGAAAATGGTGTGACTGAGCTTGTCAGCCAGTTCATGGACAACCGAGCCAAGGGTCAGCACCTCGCAAATGCTACTTGGGAAGACGCGCAGCACCTAGATGCGGAGACGAAGGAGCAGCTACTGGCTGCTATACCTGAGTACCAGAGGGATATGCGGTCTAAGGGCATACCTGTACTGGGCGAGGGCATGGTGTTCCCGATAGCGGAAGAGGCTGTGAAGTGCGAACCCTTCGAGATACCGCCGCACTACAAGAAACTGGCTGCGATTGACTTTGGTATCACACACCCCACCACCGTTGTTTGGACTGCGTACAACGCGGACACGGACACGATCTACGTTTATGACGTTTACAAGAAGGCTGACGAGGTTCCAGCGATACACGCGGCGGTTATTAAGTCTAGGGGCAAGGATATTCCGGTTATTTACCCGCATGACGGCGATTCGACTGAAAAAGGCAGCGGTAAGACCTTGGCTGAGATGTATTTAGAGGCTGGGGTGCTGATGATCGGCAAATTCACCAATCCAGACGGCACAAACTACGTCGAACCCGCCTTGATGGAGATGTTAGAGCGGTTTCGCACGGGAAGATTGAAGGTTTTCAACAACTTGTTACCTTGGTTTGAAGAATTTAGAAGGTATCACCGCAAAAAAGGCAAGATTCACAAAGAGTTTGATGACCTTATGGACGCGACACGCTATTCAGCAATAAGCGTGACCCGTTTTGGTCAAAATCGAGCAGAGCGTGAGAACGTCGGCACACGAACAGGAGCTTACACAAGCCATGATTACGACTATTGATGAAAACGAACTGCTCAGTACGCTTGAGCAGAACATTGACTCCGCAGACACCTACGCGAACAGTGAAGTTGGTGAGCAAAGGGATAAAGGCCATCGGTATTATTACGGTGAGCCGATGGGTAACGAGATCCGTGGCCGCAGCCAGCACGTTTCTATGGACGTGTTCGATGCGGTAGAGGGTGTTAAGGCTCTGCTGTTGGAAACATTCAGCGCGGACAAGAACATCTGCCGATTTGAGGCTCAGACCCCAGAGGATGTGATGGGCGCACGCATGGCTACTGCGTGGGTTAACTACAACTTCTATCGCCAGAACGACGGCCAGCGCATCTTATCGTCGGTCATTCATGACGCACTGGTTGCTAAGACCGGCATCGTTAAGCGGTACTGGAAGAACGATTACCGCTACGAAACGATGGAGTTTGAGGGC